CCTCCAATGGCGACTACAGCCGCAATAGAAACGACGGTGAGTGGAAGTGGCTGGCTTTGCCTGATCCAAACTTGCCCGTTGCGGCCCCACTGGGGGGTGAGCATCAGCTCAAGCTCGTTGGTTTCCAGCGCTGGCGGTGTTCCGTACGCCTCCGTGGAGCGAGGCTTGAATGCCGTAAGGCTGCTGGAATCAGGTCCGGCTTGTAGTCCGGAGGAATTGAAAACGCGTACCCATACTTTGTTGACAGCTTTGCGGTGGCCTTGTCCCATGCTGTTATCAATGGCGGCAGCCAAGGGCAATGTTTGCAGATCAGCGACAATCGGGAGTCCTACCTGAACAACAGAGGCAGGCGCATCCAGGGTGATAGAGCCCCCAGAAACAACACACTGCGGGCGTACGGCACCATCCGCAAGTACACTGACCGTTTTGCCCTCCAGCCACGTAAGGCCGCTGATGGTTGTGACGGTAGTACCGCTGGCTGCGGTGAATGTCGCTCCGCAATCAACAAAGAACGCATCTTCCAGCGCCGCTATCTGGCGTGTGGCCATCCGTTCCACGTAGCGTTTTGCCGTGCCATTGATGGTGCGCTGCACGATCACGTACAGAACGTCCTCGCTGCCTTCCGCTACTACGGCACAGCTCTCGAAGGTGCCATCCGTATCGTGCCGGTGCCACGCACCAATTGCCTGGTCCGGGACATAGGTCAAGCCCAGCAGATCGCCTGTTGAGCTGACAAACCACACCAGGGATTGGGGGGCCTTGCTGTAGGCCATATCCACGATGTCGTAGTTGTCGAACAGATGCGCCGCACGGAGCGACAGATCCCCGGTAACAAATCCCGATGCTTGCCAGGAATATCCAAGCTCCCTGATGTGACCACCACGAGCGGCGCAGTACAGCAATGAGTTGTTGATGATGCAGGGCTGCACGTTTGAGGCCCCGACATAGCTCTGTGGCCGCACGCTAATTGAGCTGGGGGTGATTGCATCAGAGTTCACCGACGTTACACGCCATTCGGCTGCACCAGTGAGCAAGAGGAGCTGGGATAGCGGCACGATATGCCTGATGATGTTGGCCTCGCGCGCGGCCACGCGGAACGCAATCCGGTCATCATCACGGGTCGGCAGCGAATAGGACATGTTCGATTCAGTACCGCTGCGTGTCATCCAGATGTTCTGGGGCTTCGAACTGGTACCTGCGAAGCAGCGCCGCTGTTCGAAGTAGCTGACCGCACCAGGGTAGTCCACGCCGGATAGGGTGATTGACCCGAACACCACGCCGCTTCCTCCTGCCGCGTCCGAAACGCTGATAGTCGGGCTTGTGTAGTTTTTCCCAGGGTTCAGCACCTGAACCCCCGTAATAGCCCCGCCTGAAACGATAGCTGACAGAGACGCGCCACTGCCTGTGGTGTCTGTAACGTCAAGCTGTACGCTCTTCAAATATCGGGGATTCATCGACACCGTGATCTCGGCACCAGAACCAGCACTGTCTGGAGAGGTCGCTCTTGTCGGGTCGAAGAAAACGATGGTCGGGTTTGAATAGTTTGACCCACCGGACACAAGCGTAGCGCTGTTGATGTGCCCCGTTCCTGCCTCTACGTTCAGCGTAATATGCGCGCCCGAGCCTGTTGGGTCGGCGATAACGGCAGTGGTGTCGACAGAATATGACTCACCGGAGTTGGTGATGTTCACGGCAGTAAGCTCGCCCCCGGTGTACAGGGTACCGTACCCCGTACCGCCGCTGCTGACAGCTACAGACGAGACTCCATTGGGGTGAAACACCAAGTCATAGATGGGTGGCGTCTTCGACAGATCCGGGTCGATGTTGTCATCGGTGATCGTCAGTCCATCGGTCTGGCCGATGTAGCCATAAATGCCGCCCTGGGATTTGTAGATGTTGTACCGGTAGGCGCCCGCAACAGCACTCCAGGAGACCTTGTTGTAGGCGCCCGTCAGGTTCAGGTTGTTGGAGCAGCTCATGATTGCGCTGGCAGCTGACTCCGTAATCTGATCGGACGCAAGTACGGTCACGACATAGCTGTAGGTGTAACGGTGGGAGCCATCATCCGATGTGCCCTGTGTAGCCTCCGCCAGCACCCATGAGGGAGCATCAATTGATGAGGCCAGCTCAATATCGACCAGACGCCAATCGGTGGCACCGTAGCGCCGCAATTCTTTCGGCGGATAGTTCGGGTGCGCCAACGTCATGACATCAGCAGACTGTACGTAATGAATGTCAAAGAGATCGGCTTCTGCGTACGGGTTCGTGATTTCGTACGGGACGGTTCCGTTCAGCAGGGTTTCGCCCTGGGTGTGAAACCGAAAGTACCCGGCGCCAAGCTCCACCACCATCGTTTGCGTGTTCGAGTACACAAACGGGATCAGACGTGTCTTTGCCGCAGAGTTCTTCACCTCGCGCACGAAGCGCGTACCGGGTCTGTTCTCTGCCGGGCCCTGTGCCTTTGCGATGAAGTTACGACAGACGGCCAACCCCTGAGCATACTTGGCATCGTCGATATGCCCGAGCATTTCAGGCGAAAGCTCCCCGCCGGCGAATGCCCGTTCCAGAATCCGGATGCTTGCCATATCAGCGCCCCGTGATCCACGATACGTTCTGTGTCGGGCGGATACGCCGCTGGTTGGCGTCAGACTCCATGGCCTTGCCCAGGTAGTACTCCACCTTTGCGGCGCACTTCTCGCCTACGGTAATCGCTACATCGCCTTTCAGCACTGGGCCTGCAAGCATTCCCGCGAGGTGCCAGGAGAGGGCCAGCGTAAAGAGAGCTGAAAACTGATTTGGGTCTTCGACAATGCCCGTGTATTTCAGCACTGCGCTGGGCTGGTCGGTAAGGATTACCTGGGTACCGTTCGCCAGCGTTTCTGCGCAATAAACCTGTGGAGTGTATTTCCCGGGAGTCGCATTGAAGTCATCAAGTGCATCCGGCGGGAGGATCTCCAGCAGATTTAGCGCATCAGCTGGTTGCGCGTAGCAGTAGTCCCACTCGGGCCATTTCGAGGGGAGGGCAGCGAGTGCAACGCGCCGGGTAGCGAAACCCCAGGTGTGCATCTCCAGAAGCGTGTCACGGGCTGTTGAGAAGAACTGCGCGCAGTGCCCTGCCTGCACTGAACCTTCTGGAGGATCGATACTCGTTACTGTTGCGCTGTCGCCCAGATGCGATAAGGCGAGGTTGCAGATAACTACATCACTGGCCATAGGTCACCTCATGCAAATACGGGGGCCAAGTGGCCCCCGTTGGTTACGTCACCTCAGCTCAGGCCAGCGAGCTGTCGCCGCTCCCGCCTTCAGGATCGGGATCAGTGGTTGCTGCAGCCTTGGCCTTGCTGCTCTTCTTCTTGAGGTTGGTGTGCACCTCTGAACCAGAGTACTCAACCTCGTCACCCGGCTGCACCAGGCGCCCATCGATGAACGACAGCTCAGTGGCAATGTAGGTAGCCATATGTCAGACCTCCTTACAGAACAGAGAAGCCGGCCGGGTAAATCTTCTGCCCGTCCTGCACCTCGATGCCGAAGTCCGCATAGATCGCACCGGCAGTGCTGGTGCCGGTGATCACGTAGCGGGCGCCGATGTAGCGCTGTCCCTTGCTTCCGATGCGCGGGTTCAGCTCCACGGCGAAGCGAGCGCCAGCAGTCAGCGAAGCTACAGGTACCGCACCAGAGCTGCCGATCACAGTGACGTTCGTCGAAAGTGCAGCGTCATCCGCCGCGATGGCTTGAATTTCCACCGAGGTGGCGCCGGCTTCAGCGGTGGTGACCAGGGCACGGAGATAGAAGTCTTCCCCTTCGCCGAGGTCCCGCGCCTGCAGCAGGTCGACGGTGTTGGTAGAGAGCACGTTCCCCGTGCCCGTAACGGTCTGCCCGCTGAACGAGCCATTGGCGACCGAGCCAGATACAACAAGGTTTCCATCCACATACATGGCGCGTTCTCCTTAGGAAACAGTGCTTTCGGTATTGAGCAGCTGATCGACCTTTCGCAGCGGCACGCCCATGAAGTTCAGCCACTTCATCGGGGTTCCGAACTGGCTCAAGCCGTCTTCAATGCTCAAAGCGTTCTGGCTCTTGTTCAGGGCCTGGACACGCAGCATCGAATAGACAGTGCGGTTCATGTAGAACGCAGGCTTGCACATGCCGAAGTTCGGAATGCGATCCAGTGCTCGGCTCATCAGCGTCAGCAGGTCTGCTGCACTGGATTGCGCCACAAGGTTTGCGGTGTTGATGTTGCAGATGCGAACCACATAGCGCCAGTCCTTGACCACAAGGCCGTTCTTCCATTGGAAGTGAGACTGGAAGGCCTTGTACGGATTGCCGTTGGCGTCGTAGATCGTAAGCACACCATCGTCTTCCTGGATCAGGCCTGCCTTGCTGCCCTTCGGGAACGGGCAGAAAACTGAGTTGTCGCCCCAGCCCACCAGCCAGATGGAAGTGTTATTGGTGGAGGCGCCACCTCCGCTGATGATGTTCTGCCCGTTTGCTGCACCGGAAATGGTGCTGTAGCGTGAGGCCATGCCCAGATACTGGCGCGGATCGGTCGCCGGGTTACCGTAGAACATGGCCTGAGCCTGCCCCTGGTTCATTGCTTCAAGGAAAGCAGAGTCCTCGGTGAAGCGGAATGCCGCGGTGTTGCCGTTCAGATCAGCCAGATCCTTATCGACTGCGCTGTAGGCTTCCAGCATGCCGCAGGATTCATCCACCGTTGCGGTGGTGGACTTGCTGCGCGGCACGCCCTGGTTGATCGCACGCCAGTAGACGGTCGGCAGACCGGTGCGGACCGTGACACGGTGACCGGTCGGCAAGTTGCCCTCGACGAAAACGGCATCTTCCAGAATCTCGTTGGTCTGTGTAAGGACTTCGGCGATCTTCAGCTCGACCTTGCCATCCGGGTCGAGACGCTTGGCCCAGTCAGCCAGCGTGAGGTTGTTGGACGTAAGAGTAGCCATGTGCCCCTCCCTTACTTGAGGTTGCTATTCGGATAGAGGGTCCGCAGGTCGGACGCAGCGGACGCGGCCGTAGCCTCGTTACCTCCGCTGTTGTTCGTAATGCGGTCCTCGCTGATTGCCTTACC